TCCCAATATGTTAAATTTCTGTATCTTGAACCAGTAGGAAGTGCAGATGAGAGCTTTATTTGAACTTCATACTGATCTGGGGTCAAACCTGATATGAGATAATACCTTCTTACAGCAGAATTAGTTGCCTCTGTAATCGTTACCTCTCCATAATCTTGCCATGTTAGATAGCCTACTCTCCTATACTGAATCTGAAATGCTACCGATTGCTGGTCCAACCCCCCAGAGTTGTTTGCATAGAAAAGTCCCTGCGGAAGAGATATTCCAATGCCAATTGAACTTACAGAGTTTCCGAGGGTCTGCTTTGTAGTGTAGCTTGTAGTTAGAGGTGTATTGATAGCCTGGTCTGAAAATGTGTCCTGGAAAAATGGAATAGCAGTCTGGTTTATCTCTCCGTATCTTTTTTCTACTTCAATATCAGAATAATAATCTATCGGAGTATCATTTATTTCTATATCATCAATAGAATCTATATAATGACCAGCAATAGCATACAGCAAGTTGAGATACTGCTTGTCCCCATCAGTTGAGACATACCGTCCGATGCACGGTGGGGTAACTCTGTGGGTGCCGTATAAGACTGGCAAAGCAATATTTTCTTGATAGCGGTTTGACATTGGCTCCCAACTGTATGTTGGAGAATTTGAATAATCGCCAGTGTCAAAACCTTCAATGTCTGGGGTTGATGGAGGAAGTAAAGCATTAATTAACAAGCTCCCAGCAACCATAGTGCCTATTTGAGCACCCATTAAAAGTAGAGGTGCCTCTATTAATGGAGGCAAAACAAAAGCTGTGACTACAACAAGGGCAAGCATAGCCACAGACCTTGCTATATCTTTTCCTCCACCACCCCCACCACCTTTAGGGACTGCACAGAATGCTACAAAGTCTCCTGGGTTGATTTCATAATCAGATATGATTGTATTTTCAGGAAGTAATCTTCCATTTACAGACACAGCCACATCAAAAGCTGTATCTAATGGAGCTGGATAGTAATTTCTGATGATTTCCTGCAGAGAGACTGGTTGGAGACAGTCTATATATTTTGTGTCCTGTGATTCGATAGGTTTAAAGGGATTTCGTATACAGGTTACAACTATCTTATCCTTCATATTTGTAAAATCCCTCTATACACCGTGAGTAATACTTGTCTGAAACACTTGAGATAATACTGCCTGTCTTCTCAAGAGTATGAATAAACCTTCCTCTGCCAATATACACTCCAAAATGGCTTATCAACCTGGGATGTGCAGGATTTGATTTCATAGCCACAGCACAAGGCTCTGTTGGAGTATCTATTTTCTGCCATTGGCTTTTCTTTGTATGATAAAGCCTGTTGATTTCCAAAATATTGAAACAAGAGACAATTACATCTGGCAGATCAATTCCATAGATATGTTTGAATACCGCCCTAAACAAACCATAACAGTCAAAATAGGGTTTCTTTGTGACAGGGTCTATCTCAGTCCCCCTACCACCGTCTCTGAAAGGACATCCAACAAAATAACTCAAATCATACATACAGTGGTGTCCTCCCAAGTCCAGGAAATCCTCCAAATCTTGCTGAATTGCCAAGCTCTCTGCATCTTGCCAGTGTTCTGTCACACGAAGTCTCCGAGCCAGAATATCCACAAAGAGTTCCTTTGAATGTCTTGTATCTACAGCGATTTTTCTGCATTCTGTAGATAGGGAATCTTCTGGTAAACAGATTCACAGCACCCAGAGTAAATGTAGCCCACATAGAACTTGTAGAAGGTTGTTTCAGCTCGAAAGCGTGTTCTACAATGGGTTCTGTTTCATTGAGATGCTCACTGTGAACTACACTTATTGTTACAGTTATAGGACTGTATCCATTTTCTTTGCAGTAGTTGTCATACTCCTGAATATATGCCTCTATGGCTCTGGTGACATTAGATATGCGGAGTTGAACCTGTGGAATTTCTCCTTTGGAATTATCTGTTATTTCGTCAATCTCGAATGGAAACGGGACATATTCGTTTCCATTCCAGGTAGTAGAAACATTGTCACTTGTGACTCTGATGTGGTCATCAAGCCCTGGAACATCAAGGTCAAGCAGGACAATGAAAATACCACCATCCGTGAGCTTATTTTTTTCTTGTATGATCTCTGAAGACAAAACAAGAGGCATTATACCTCCTCAAGTTTGATAGATAGATTCCAATATCCAGGAGAAACAGCCTCTGCATTTAAATTGTTGTCTGCAAAAACAACGGTATATGTCTGGTTGTCTACAGGATTAGTCCAGTAGAAGGCAATACCTTGATTTTCATCGAAAAAATCTTTTATAGATTGATAATCTGAATCGTCTATATAATCCCATTTTAATTCCCACTTATGGCGTCCCCTCGATGATCTTGCTCGCACATGGATGTAGTTGCCCTCAGATTCAGACCGTATGGTTGGCTTATAATACTCTTCTTTGATAGGGAAGCCAGGATTGTTTGTATATTTACTGTTGAATGAATCCAACTATTTACCTCCAAGCATATCTCGCAAGCCCCTTACATTCCTCTGGATTGCATCAACAACAATAGGGACTATTATCTCTGATGGATTGACTTTTACATCCTGCTGTCTTGCTGTAATGGGGGTTCCGCTATTATTGTGGATCTCTATCTTGATGTTGGGGGACTTGATTGCACTGCCCAGGGCTTTCATCTGTCCTGGCGTGAATACTGCCTCGTCTTTTCTGATTATTGAGAGTACCTCATCAGGCCCAACACCTGTATGAAATCGAGGGATTAATCTAAACTGCCTTGCCTCATGGGGAAACCCGCCCCCATGCTGGATTGGCGTTGCAACATATGTTTTTGAAAGTGTATATCCGATGCCCGTCTCATAATCCATTGCCACTGTAGAAGGTGAACCACTAAGACTTCCTATTCCCCTAACTATTGCACCTGTAACTTGTTGCCCCAAGATATTTGAAAAAGACCGCATTACACTTTTTGTAAAGCTATTCAGATAATCAGAAAGGCTTTTTAATTTTCCCTCAAAGACATCAAAGAAAAAGTCGCTGAAAGCCTGCTGCATGGCCTGGGCGGTATCAACAGCCATGTCTCTTGCAAGTTGGAATGTTGTTTTTAGATTATATAGATATTCAGTAAGCCCTCTTGCCCAGCCTTCGGTGAAACTTCCTGTGAGTTCTTTCATGGTCATATTGAGCTCATTGAGCTTTGTATTTATCTCTGCTATTTTATCCTCTGCCTGGATGCGGGCTGTGATGTCGCCAGCCTCAATGGCATTCTGTCTTATTTTTTCATAGTATGTGAGAAGTTTTTCATATTCTAATAATCTACCACGGGCTATTGACTCCTTTGACATGGTCATTTCTCTTTCAGCAAGGTCAAGGAGTGCAAGTCGTTTTCTTGATTCTGCTTCAAGCGCCTGTAATTCAAATTCTTCTCTTATCTTTGCCCGTTCTCGATTGCCTTTTTCCTCTATTTCTTTTAAACGTCTTTGATATTCCTCATATGAAATTACACCCTCAAACCAGACCTCACCTAATTCTTTAGTGAGTTTTGTTTCTGCCTGAACACTTTTTTGTATGCGGTTTTCCATTTCATTGGCAGTGGATGTTTGTAACTCATCCATAAGTGTTGCATATCTTTTTTCAGCATCTTCACGCTTTTTAAGGCCATCTTCGTATTCTTTCCATTGTCTTTCCCATTCTATTTGTGCTGTCATCTTTTTTTGCCACTCATTTATCTCTTTCAGGGCGCCGGGCATCTTTTGAAATTTTTCTTTAAGATCTACTGCCTTATTTTTTATATCTTCTACTCTTTTATCGAATTCATCAAAACCAAGATTTAATTTTGCAACATCGGTTTGCAAGTCTCGGAGTGTTTTTTTCCACTCTTCTTCAGTTTTCTTTATATCTTCAGGCAGAACAATATCTTTTCTTCTTCTACCTGTATCTTTTCCTATATTAGGTGGTGTAAATTCTTTCTTTTCCCACTTTTTGACAATACTCTCGATATATTCATCAAATGCTTTGTCATTTTGCTCTGCTTCCGCTCTTAATGCTTTTAGTGCTTCCTTATCACCTTTTAAGGATGGCCATATGCCTCTGGCATAAAGGCCTGCATTCTGCATAAACTTCGCTAACCTTACAGATAAAATTTCAATACCACCAAAAAATTTTTTAACATTATCAAAACAAAAATTAATTACCTCTGTAAGTGTTAAAAAAGCAGGGACGAGAGTCTCACCAATAGAAGTTTTTAATTTTATTACCTCCACGTTTAATTTTGCCTTTGCTCCAGTAAGCCCTTCTGTGGCGAGCTTTGCATTACCTATCTGCCCTTCTGTCTCCCTCATAATACCTGTTAATTCAGCCTGCCTCTTTTCTGCCTGTGTAAGCTCACCAACACCTTTACCTATGGATGCTGCATATTCTTTCCACATAATAGATACATTTTTTGTCACCCCTGCATTGTCTACGAGGATTGAATTTTCATTTTTTAAACCTTCTGTTGCAGATGCTACTGCTTCACCCATTGTAAGATGAGCCTGTCTGTTGAATGCTGCCGCATCCTTTAATCTTTCGATAATCTGTATGGACTCTTTGAGAGAAAAGCCTCTGCTTAAAAGATTTTGAAGTGCCTGCGCCGCCTCTCTTACATCTATTAAGCCATCTTCTGCAAGTTTTGAAGCTGCATTGATTGATGCCCCAATTTCCTCTCCTGCAAATCTGGCAACAGCAGCAAGACCACGAAAGGCATTTTGCATTTTCTCTGCCTCATCAATGGATGACCTGAGAGTAGACACCATCTTATATAATGAAAAACCGGCTACAAGAGTATTAAGGTGACCTTTTATATCTCCAAGTTTGAGTTTGAAGTTGTCCACATCCCTTGCAGCATCCCTGAATTGGCTTTTTAATCTTTGAAATGCTGTATCTGCCTTATTTATTGCTTCTATGACAAGCTGAACTTTATTATCTGCCATTATACAATCCTCTCACTGCAATTTTTTCTGCACATGGAGCATACCACTGGATGCCTGCATTTCTTCTCCTTTTTCTCCTGTCTTTCCTTTATGCCCAGAAACGCCAGCACCGCCTCACGGAAAATCACTTCCCTTGTCCTGTATTTGATATATCGCTCACACTCTTGGAAGGTATATCTCCACTCGATTGCATCTCTTTTTGTGATGTCTCCTCCTGCGAGGAGGCAGACAATGTCGTCGATGACATCAGAAATTGAGCCTGTATCTTTTCTATGGCCTGATTCAGTCTCCCGAAGAGAGAGGAAATCGGGTTCAATACGAAAAAATCCTCAACAACCTCCATCGCCTGCTCAATCTCGAGGGAGAAGGCAAGCTCTTCTGAAAGTTTTTTGAGGTCTTTATCTTTTGGTGACATGCCATCGGGAGTAAGGATTACAGCAAGTGCATCGGGCAGGCGGTCACCGAGAGTGGCGACCAATCCCATCATATCTATATCTGATGGTATTGTCAAACCCTCAAGCACTGTGAGGAGTTGCTTAACCTGCCCGATGACAAGGGGTCTTTGGATATATATTTTGTCTCCTATCTTGTATTGTCTCATTAGCACCTCTACGTGAATTTTATGGAGATTTCGTCATCGCCACTGGAACGGTTGAGCTGGCAGGTGATACCTAAGACACGGATACCATCACGGACGTCATCGGATATGCCTGTATACTGCACTTTAGGTGCTGTGATGGTGCAGATGTTGCCAGCACTGCCAAGTGTCAGTGTCAAGTTCCCTTCACTGCCTGAGCGAAGTTTGGAATAAAAATTATATGAAGTAGTCGCAACCTGCTCTGGGTCTATGGTCATAGTGGGCCGTCTCCCTGTAATTACTGCACTTTTATATCCGCTATCTGAATTCGCATCTTTTCTCAAATTCACTTCATTATTCATATTGATTTCAAGGACTCCAATCAGTGCAGAATAGCTGTCTATTGAAAATGTCGCTGAGAGGAATGCCGGTGGCTTTGTCGATTCGTATGTCACACCCGAGAGCATTGTGCCATCTGTTACGGAGAAATCAGCACCTGTGAACTCAAAATGAAGCCATCCTGGAGCACCGTTTTCAAGCTTTAAACTCACATTGCCCCGAGCTCCCCAGATTTTCTTTATTATCCCATCCTGGTATGCAGCGAGGGTTAGAGAACTGATACTTGATGAGGCAGGAGCATAGGTGACTGATTTTCCTGAGTCTACGGTTTCGCCCAATCCACATGCCTTAAGCAAATTCCCAAGCGCTGGTGCTGTCCCTGCTGTCCCAGAGCCTTTCAGCTCTACATCAAATTCCAACTTTGCGGAACGAACACCTGGAATGCTTGCCCAGGGCGATAGCGAGCTCGATACGTTTTTTCTCTCACCCATAGCAAAATTCGGAGTAAATTTTACATTTGCAGCGAGAAAGGCGTCAGATGCAGATAGTGTTTCGGCTGTCCCTTCGGCGGTTTCTTTTTTTGCTGCTATCTGTGTTCTTGCTTCAATTAGTGGCATCTTCTACCTCCTTATTTTCGTTATTTTCTTTTTTCTGGGGTGGTTCAATGGGATTCCCATACTGGTCAAAGTATTTTGTCTCACCAGTGTTGAATTTGTCTTCCATTACCTCTATAGCCTTTTTTTCTTCTGCCTTTCTTGCCATATTAGCCTCCTTTTTTATGTTGGCACGTCAAGATAATGACGTGTCCTGAATGATACTGTATATGCAATTATGCCATCATAGTATCCATTTAACTCTCTTTTTATGCACTTGAAAGGTTCTATATCGGACAAT